GTCTCCCTAGGCCACCATGGGCGCTGCATAAGGGGGCCTAGCCGACCGCCACGACATGTCCGAAATCATCCACCATGTATCGTTTTTGCTTGCGGTTATGCATGCCTGACTTATGTTCGTCTTCATGACATTGTCGGCACACGCACTCGAGATTATCCCAGTTAAGTGTCACGGTCGGATCGTTTATGTTCTCCGGCGTGATGTATGTCTTGTGATGGACGATGACGCCAGGCGTCAGTATCCCGCGAGCGTAACAGCGTTCACACAGACCGCCGACGCTCCGCATGTATCCCTCACGACATGCCTGCCATGCCTTCGACTTGTAGAACTGCTTTGCGTATTCCTTCATGATCCCAATAAAAAAGAGAGACGGCGCTTTGCCATCCCTCTTGTCATCTTTGTCAGCTTATATCGTAGCACATTAATGAGTGCACTTTGTGCACACTTTGGATAAGTGCACAACTGAGCGGTGCTTTGCTTTGTATACGCCGCGGAGTGAGTAATGCACAAGGTCTGCTATCTTCTTCGCAGGCAAGCGTCCAACATAGAATCCGAGCAATATCATCTGCTCCGTGTCATCGTCAAGCATGGCAACGGCGCTGTTGATCTCCACGATCCGCTGAGCCTTGAGCAGTTTCATCTGCCGGATCTCCGCCTCGAGGTCAATGACCTGCGAAGCGATCGTAAGCATCGGATCTGATGGCGATGTCTGTACGGCATCCTTGTCGTAGGTGATCGCCTTAGGAAGCAGGCAGCTCTGCAGCTCGTCATGCTTCAGCTGCGTCTTAATGATCTCCGCCTCCATGTGGCGGACGCTGTTAAGGAATGCATATGTCTCTGAGATTGTCATGTCTCCTCCATCCGCTCCAGTGTGTGCAGTGCGTGCACAGTGAATAAGTACCATGTGATATTGGTGATCACATTAAGAACTAATAAAGCCGTTGCCATTTAATCCTCCAGCACTGCACCAAATATGAATATCACCCACACCCATAACGGTGCTGAAAGATTGTACAATATCCATCCAATAGCAACATCAATCAGAAGCATCTTCTTCCCCCTTATCAAACCTTCCGCACCTGTTGCACATTACACAGATTTCGCCATATGAATCCGGGTTTTTGCAGTCATCAGTAACCGCAATATCAACGTGTATCTGTATCGTCCCGTCTGTTTTCATCCTCTCTCCTTTCTGCCCTTCCGCAGTAAAAATCATCACTCGGATACCAGTTATACCAACAATCCTCGCACTGGCACGGGCACACATTGTCAGGAAATTCTAGACTGAATCCTTGTTCTATGTGCCCATCTGCTCCTGTCAACGTTGGACGATGCTTGCAATCCTTACACCGTATTATTTCCGTCTGTGCGGGTGGCACCTCTTCCAGTGCCGAGATGATGCTTGCCTTGTCATAAGAACCGCTATACCCATTAGGACAGTTAGGCAGGTCGTTGATGGCATCAATAGCATCGTCAAGATAAATCATTCTCTGTCCCATAGCGCACCTTTTACCTTTCTTATGATTTCGTGGCAAGTCCTGACAAGACTATCCTCATACGGTTCTCTACAATCTCTGCACTCATCATCGACCTGCTTACACACCTCTACCTCTCTCCCCATCGCCGCAAGGAATATTCTCTGTTCTTTATCAGTTAGCGATTCTGGCTGTGCGGATTCAAGCATATCTCTAATTTCGTAAAGTGCTTGCTCATAATGCCATAGGCTTCTATGCTCTGCCTTTCCAATATCGGCTGTTAGATTGATTAGCCAGTTTACTGCTTCACGGTTAGTCATCCTTGGTCACCGTCCTCTCTGTATGGCTCTGGTAACGGCATCCAGGCAAGTACTCCATCAAGTAACAAATCCAACTCTCTGGAATACCACTCACCCCCTAAAAACATTGCTTCAAACGTGTGCCGACTGTTTGATATAAGATAAGGCCCTTCCTTTTCGGGCAGCTTCTTGCTACATGGAATCCACGGCATTTCTGTCTGTGCGGACGGTCTGTGTAAAGCGCAGAAATTACTTTCTCTATCCCAATACGCACAAGTTTTTGGCTGTGCGGATGGCAACTTCTTGACTATGTCAATACAAAAGTCAACGACTGCATTCCTCATAATTCCTGCTCTGCTTTGCTCTGCGGTTTTCCTGCTTTTTATCGCATCAATCGCCGCCTGTCTGCTGATTAAGTCACTCATTTCTCACCCTCACTTTCTGCCTGCTGTGTGTCTGCTGGTGCTTTCGGCAATTCTCTTTCTTTCTGTAATTCGGGATGCCCTAACGCTCGTTTCAAATCATTTCCGCTTGCGTAATCGTGCAAATCATCAAGACTTTGATTTCGTTCTTCATCCATCAGCTTCATTTCGTAATCGAAATCCTTGTATAAAATGCTCATAAGCGTTCTTGTATCGCCGTTTGTTCCGTTTAATGCATCTACTCCCTTATAGGGTTTTCGACTCAATGCCCTCATCATTGACAAACTCCATAGTGTAATTTCGGGTTGTATAGCATTGAGGAAGTACGCCAACTGGTCATCTGACATATTTCTGATATGGTCTATGTATCTCATCCCTGTCCTCCCCATATTTTCCATTCTAACATAAAAGAACCTTTCTCCCCGTCTTGCCGATAGGTTAGCATGTATTTTAGTTAAATAACTCCTCAGACTGACTTTGATGCAAATCAAGCATCTTACTTTCCTCCTTCAATCTATATCCTATTCGCCTGTATTCGTCATAAACCGGTTTCCATATTGCCTCACATTGTTTACGCTCGGCAGGGAAATACTTTTGAAGTGTGTCTAATTCTTCTTGTAGCTTAAGTGCAAAAGGGCAACCCTTACACCCAGTTCGTGTAAAATTGTATGGTGGATAATATATGTCGCAAATCTTGACGTTATATGTGCTTATGAACCATTCTTCCCAATCCTTAGACATTGGTGCTAAAGGTTGAAAAGCACGAAGTTTATCGCCATTAAAGGCAAGACATTTAGCGATAGTTCTACGTCCACCTTCTTCACGCATAATGCCAACAATAGCGTAGGGCTTGCCATTTTCTTTTCGCCATTGGTCAATAGGTTCTTCTTTGAGATGTTTACAACATTTGTCAGATATTCTAATTTTGAAGCTTTTATCAAATTGATAAAGGAGCTTCTGAGGACAAGGCCTATATATGTCTTTATCCTTTTTGGCAGAAGATGTATAGTTCTCAATGCTTTGTGTCTGACCGTTGCGTTGATACATATCAACCCATTTAGCGTGTTGTTTGCTTTTAAAGGGATAACCCTCTTTTTCAAGCATCTGTTTAATAGGCACTTTAGGTTTAAGAATGATGATTCTATCATCGTGTTTTTGTAGGCCTATAACAAAATCTCGTATCATATTTAGCTCAATCCCTGTGTTTGCATAAAGGCGAGGAATTTTGTTATTTGGTAATGCCATATCAATAAGGGCTGATAAAACAGTTGAATCTTTACCGCCACTAAAAGACATTGCAAAGTTTTCCTCGCCATATTTATTTATAATCTGTCTTATTTTTTGCAACCTATCTTCCAGCAAAAATTCATTTTCTGTCATTCCTTATCCTCACTTTCTGCCTTGTAGCGCATCAATTGCCGCCTGTCTGCTGATGGTGTCTGAGTTGTTCGGACATTCCGAATTGTTGGCGGGTTGAATTGGCGTCAGTGCCTTGATAATTTCCTCGGTCCATTTTTTTCTAGTCTTGTCGCTTAGTTTGAAGCAATCATCCTTGTCGAACCCCGGACACTCATTGCACCAATCGCCAGACTGACCAATATATGCTCCGTCATACTCGCATAGCCCGCAAACTGAATCGTCAATGTGTCGCTCACGAATATCTGCGAATATTTCCTCAAGGCCATCAATGAATTTATCTATCGCCTGTCTGCTGATTAAATCATCCATCCTGTCCCCCTTCCCACGGTTGCGGAAGTGGCATCCAGGCCACAACTTCTTCGTCATCCGCCATCCAACAATCACCGTTATCGTTATAAAAAGCACCGTCGATATAATATCCACTTCTAACCACTGCGCCCCGATGTGGTGTGAATATTGTGCTTAACACTCTTTCTCTTTTTTTGGGCAACTTTTCACTGCATAGAATCCACCTAGACTCGGATTGTATTACTTCACAATTCCACGGTAACAATACAACTGGCTTATCACCGGCCTGTTTCTGTAAGGTCTTCTGCAGTGCGTCCAGTTCGTCCGTCTTTGTTAAGCCGTTGCACCTAATGATTAGCGGCTCTTTGTTCGGCGGATACAACGCGCCGTCGTATGTTTCATCACTCATGCTGTCCCTCCATCTCAATCAACGTCTTAATTGTGCCGGGCCTCGTTTTAAAGCCAAGGCGTGCTTCCGCTTCACGTCTAGCGTTGGCAGCTTCTTCGATCGTCTTATAGTACCCTAAATTTATTCGCTTTTTGTTGGCCGTAATATAGGCCCTGAAAGTGTTGTTTTTTGTTTTGGAAACGCCTGTGTACCCACTTTTATTGTTTGCCTTCAATGGCATATTTCTCGAGCTTTCTTCCGGTGTCACAAAACGCAAATTGGTTATTCTATTGTCGAGTTTGTCATGGTTTATATGGTCCACATAGCATCCTTCCGGCTTGCTATCGAAATACTGCGCCATCACATAATCAAATAACCGCACAAGTGTCCCGCCAATATTGACTACTGGATATCCGCCCGTATCTATGCACCACTTTCGCCGGCTCAAAACATCGATATCGTTGGCATCTACAATAATCTCGCTCCCATCTGATGCGATCATAACCGCAAATCTTGAAAAGCAATGCACCCTCATGCTTTGATTTTGATGAGACTGCTTCTCTTTTTTGACTTCGTTTCTGATTTCTTCATACGTCATAATCTTTGAAGTCCTCCAATTCACACAAGAAAGCGCAGTTAGTACACAGGTGCCACAGGTGCGGCAGGTTGCTCTCGTCATCAATCCCTTCCGGGTCATCAAGGTAGCGCAAGAAATGGCGGAAGGCAGCATCCCGATACCGCTGTGGTTCAACTTGGCGCCAGTTCTCCGGGTCGCCGTACTTCTTGTTGCCGTACATCCGGATGCGAGCAATTGCCCAAATGATTCCCCGCGGCACCAGTGTAAGCATCGGCTTGCCGGCGTCTGCCTTAGATGTCTGATCGGAGCCTGGTGCTGCGTTGTAGATGTCCGTGAACACCTGATGCAGACGGACAGGGTCAAGACCATATTCCGCAACGAGTGCGGACTCGATGGCTTCTGCGTCGATTTGCTTGTTCATCACTTTACCTCCGTGTAGCACATGCGGTCTGACTCCTTCTGCACCTTCCTGTAGGCGGTCAAACCGAAGTTATCCTCGTATGCCAGCATCTTGCTCCGCCCTGCCTGCACCACGCACATGTCCAGTGTCTGATGGGCGCCGTAGCGGTCAAAACTGTGCCGAGTGATATGTGTGCCGGGTGCTAACTTGCGGACCTGCTCTGCTGTCAGTTCGTTCGCATGGCCTATGTAGTCGCGGATTGTTACTTCCATCATGCTTTGCCCTCCTTGCTTTTGATTGGACAAATGTATTGTCTTGTGATGACATTCATCTTTCCTGTCTTTGAGCTGTTGTATGTGCACCACGAAATCTGCCTTCGCTCGTGCTCATCATATTCGTTGAACAAATAATGGCACTTATAGCATTCCATCATGCTTTGCCCTCCTGTTCTGCCAATATGCGGTCCATGACCGACTGGAAGTCTGAAGTGATGTTATTGACCACTCTCAGCGCTTCCTCAAGGCTTCCCTCGAGGTTTTTAAGTTCGTCCCTAACCATCCTGTCCCTGACTCCTAAAAGCGCCTTGGAAAGGCTAGAGTAATAACCTACAACAGGGCGATTGGTGACCTCCTTGTTTTTGCTTTTGTCAAAGTATGTGCTTGGCTTATCTTCATAGACCGTGTAATTGTAATCATCAACATTGATCAGATACTTCTCGCTCACTTTAATCATCTGTTATACCTCCAATATCCAAACCTCACGCCACTCGCTGTCCTGTACGGCGGCACCCACTCACGTGCGGGTCTGTCCTTCTGCTTGTGGTCGTACTGCTCCAATTCCATGCGAGCCTTGCGCAAGGTCTCATTGTTTCTGCTTGGACTATAATGCTTCATCGTTATCATTCCCTCTCAATATCCGGAGGAGGCGACTGGAGTCATGCCGCCCCCGATCCGGTTCTTGCCGCCGTTAGCCGACGGAGCTGGGCGAGTATGTTTTACTTGGACGCTACATAGAACTTGAACGTGGTGGTTTTGTTTTACTTTTACTACGAAGATCAACAGTCACCTCGCCATGCCTCGCCCTGCATGGCTTGCTCGTTGGTGAGCCATTCCGCACGAGTAATCCGCTCATGCTCGGACAGCGTATTGTGCGCTGGCGCTGTCTATTCGGTTGTAACACCCTCGAAGAAGTTATCCTTCCATATCCGCTCTAACTCATGGACATGTGCCATGATCATTTCCGAAGCGTACCGCTCGAAGCGTGTGCCTCGATACTGCTGGTAAATGGTGTCATACTTCCCGACTAACGTTAGCCAGGACTCCGCGGTGTGCTCGGATCCGGCGACGGCATAATCTTCCCGGAAGAGCTTCCACAGGTCTGTGATGATGGTGTAATAGGTTTGTTTGTTGTCCATGTCATCTCCATTTTGTTAACGTGTTGACGCTGTTAATGCTAAATTCCTATATATTACTTTTTTATATTTATTAATTAGAATGAATCTAAAGAGAAAAGCGTCAACATCGTCAACATCGTCAACAAAGCCTGTAAAATCAACGTTTGAGGTGTTAACGCAATTGATGTACTGCGTCAACATCGTCAACAAAAATCAGTTAAACGGGATCTCTTTTTCATCTTCCGCTGTCGGCTGCCTAAAACTTTGCACCCGGTCATAGCTTCTCTGTACCCCGTATGACCCACAGCGCTGCATTCCGACCAATTCCCATCCATTAATCGAGTTGCGCATAATGTCGTGAATTGTGCGAATGTCTAGCGGCCTCGGCTCGCCGTAATCATTTCCAAGCGCCTCGCGCCACAGCATCAACGCGCACACCCGGTCCTTGTCAGTGTTGTCGAGCCATTCTTGGATGATTCCCTGACGAGGATCCTCTTCCATATAACGCTTCTGCATGTTGATGGCTTCTGACTGCAAATGCTTCGGAAGCACCAGGCTGACCCGTCCGCCCTTCCGGAGATACTCGTCCATTATCTCGCCCCACGCCTGCGCGAACTCTGCCTTGGTTGCGACCTCATCCGCGAAGATGTCGAAAGTGTGCTCATGCACGCCGCATGTGATTGGAAGAAAACGCCTGTTGCCTGTGCGGTCTGTCAAAAAGTCCGTAGGGTTGGAAGTCCCACATAAGATGCACATTCTAGGCCGTTGCTCTGTCCGGCGCCCGTACGGTACGCGGTAGGTGTCAATGCGTGATGTGATGAACGCCTTAATGGTTTCCACGTCCTTCGTGCGCTTGGTTGCTTGTAACTCTGCCAGTTCGACTATCCACATACCGCGTAGCTTCTCGATGGCCCTGTCTCCGTCCAGCGTGCTGAAGTTGTCGTTAAACCATGAGTCATTGAGCGTCATCAGCCTCAGGAAGGTCGACTTGCCAATGCCCTGATCGGATACAAGCACCATCATGTAGTCGAACTTGCACCCAGGATGATAGATCCGGGAGACCGCGCCCATCATGATCAGACGCATGACCGCAGTGGTATACTCGTTCTTTTCCGCTCCGAGCATTGCCGGCAGTAAGTTCTCTACGTGCTTGTTGCCGTCCCAGTTGTCATGACACGCCTCCAGCGTCGCCTTGATCGGATTGACCGGATACTTGCTGCATACGTTTGTCAGTGCATCCATAATCTTGTCTGCCGACTTCAGTCCGTAGTTCTTCTCGATGTAGGCCCGCAAGTTGGAGTCGTCGGTGTTGCTCCATTCCCTCCATCCCTTGTGGTCTTTCCACGGAAGATTGCCATAGACATACGGTGCGTATGCGATCTCGTTGAAGCGGATCCGCCCAAAGAGTTCACGGTCGTAAGCGATAGCCTCCTCGGCATTGTGAATGGTCTGCGCTGGGCGGTCTGTTACATTGCCGTCTTTGTCGAGCATCATGGCGATTTTGGGTTCACGCCATTCCGGCATACCGTTCGATATGGTCTTCAGTTCGCCCTTCTGATAGCGCAGTGCGCTGTTAATGATGATTTCTAGTTCGTCATCGTCCAGCGGCACATCGCACGCTGTTTGGTTGGTCTTCTCAAGAGCTGCCATGATGGCTGCATCCGGCAGACCCTGCGCCTGCATGGAGCATGCAAGCCGGAAGAGCGTGTCGTTACGCTCACCGCTTTGGATCCGATCGGGAAGCTTGAAGTTTTCGGTGCCTTCGTGCTGCTTCTCACCAAACAGGAACCGCTTGATGGTAGTGTCCACTTCTGCAATCGGCACCTCATCGGGCGCGTCTTCCCATTGGTATTCGGTCCCGTTGGGATGCATGGAAGGCGGCGCTATAACGTAGCCGCCCTCGCCACGCACATCCACGCCGTCGAGGATGCCTGTACGGTTTTTGATGTCGATGCCGTCATATCTGTAATAAAGATGGTAACCACCTCGTCCTGTGATGCACTGGACAGTTGCCGGGAATGCTCCGTTGACCTTCTCCCAGGCTCTCACCTCTTCGTAACCGTTGAGGCCTTTGTCTTCGTCAAGATCTTCGTCGATGACCACAAGGTTAGATACCGATCCGGTAGCAATGCCAATGGAAGCATCTGGCCACTTGGTCCACCATGCCTTGATGGCACCGACGCTCTTCTTTGCGTCCTTGCACCCGTGCGGAGTCAGCGGCTTTTTACTATTCGGTGAGCATGGGAACACTGCCCAGTTGTACTTGGTGGCATATTCAATTGCCGCGTCTAATAACTTATTGCTCATATTTTTCGATGATCCGTGTTATTGTTTCCCCGGCTTCGGCAGGCGTACAGAATAAGAACTGCACGCCGTACCTCTCCGTTATGGTTTCCATTGCCTTCTGAAGGCGAGGACCCTGCACGCATTTCGACGAGTAGATAACTCTCGGATTAACCCACTGGTGTACTTGCGAGACATCTCGGATGTCGCACTCATTCTCAACCAGTATGATCAGCTGGCACCCTGCGGCCTTTGCGGCTTTGCATTCAGCGATAAAACGCCTGTGCTCAGCTCCGCAGATGTTTGCCGCTATCTCGTCCATGTTCTCCTTGGTGTCGATGGAGACCGGAGGCACCGGCGCATAGTCACCAAATGGTAACTTGCACCGAACCACCTCCACTCCGGCACTCTCGAAGTAAGCGTGTTTAATGTCGTGCTTGCCTGCCTTCTGTCGAGTGTCTTCTTGAATAATCATTAGAAGGGAATCTCCTCAGCTGTGCCGGATGCGACTGCAACGAATGCTTCTGCGCCCTTCGGATCCTCGGGAAGCAGCTTCGGAGCCGGAACCTTCTGTTCTGCCAGTTTGTCAACCGGGAACTCCTTATTGACGATTAAGCGCGTGCGCTTCTCGCCGCTGTCGGAGTAGTACTCCTCCTCCTGGAGGACGATGCCGATACGCTTGCCGATCAGGGTGCGCTCGTCGGCGTTGACGGTGCTGCCATCGAAGACAAAAGCACCGTTACTCTTGGAGACCGCAGAGCAGAACCGCTTGAACATCGGCAGCGCTTTGGTCTTGTATGACTTAACGTATGCGCCGGCCCACGCCCAGTCGGGATGGTCTTCGCGCGTTTTGGTGTAGTAGCCGGCATAAGTGCCCTCGGCGATGTCATAAGACACCTTCAGATATTCCTTGTCGGGTAAATCCTCCACATTGGTGATTTTGCAGATGTACGCCCCTGCCGGGAGTCTTGTAAAGTCGCCTGCTTCCTGTACGTTGGTCATGTCGATGTGTTTCATTTGGTTAATCCTCCTTGCTCATAATGTTTTTAAATACTTCCCACGGGTTCATCTCATCGTTGATGGCAAATGCATCCTCATCTTTTTCTGCAAATGCCGCCTGCAGTTCGTCCTTCCAGCGACTCATTGCATAGTCATAAATCGGTGTCTGCGTTCTACTCATGGATAAGATGTACTTAATGTTTTGGACTACATAGGCAACAACTTCGCGCCCTTTAGATGGAAGAAAATAGCCTTCCGGTGATGCCATAACATAATCCGTGATTTTGATTTTTCCATTCTCGAACTCTCGCCGACCCCACTGCAGGGCCTTGCCTATCTTCGCCCTGTTGTATCCAGTGAGCTGCATTAGTTCGTCTGCATAGCATGGTCGGTCGAGATCTTTAAGCGCTTTAACGATGTCCTTGTAATAGATAGCAAGCACTTCGTCTGTCAGCGTTTTCTTTCTTCCCATGCTTATCCCTCCAGTCCGTAATACTTTCGAATAGCCTCGTCGACCGCCTTCAGATCGTTCGGGATTTCCACCTCCGGGAACATATCTTCCGGCGTTTTGGCTGTGCTCATGTTGTTCGACTGGGTGTAGAACTTGTGGTCCTGACAGTACAGAACGATGTCGAAGCACCCCTCAAGTGTCAGCTTTTCGTCGAGCATCTTGCCGATGGTCTTCGCCTTCTCCCTGCCGTCCGAGTCGGTCTCGGAATGGTGCAGGAAGTAGACGATCTTGTTCTCGTCGGGCATGTCGTTGACGAAGTGCACGAGGTTCCGGAAGTTGACGGCGATGTCCGTGAACTTGTCATATCCCTTCTCCTTGCTCCGATCGAAGAGTTCGTTGACCAGCAGATACTGGGAGTCGTCGATGATGATGCTCTTTGCCTTGCTCTTCTCGATGATCATCTGCAGCCAGGAATATTTCGCCGTGTTCAGCTGTGCGAATGTGTTGCATTCCGAGAAGTTCTTCGGAATCTTCACGGTTTTGATGTCAGTCTTGAAGGGAAGCCTGCCCTTCTCCACACTAATCACGCCGACCTCGTCAGCTCCGAAATTCTTAATCGAGTAGGTCTTTCCCGACCCGCTCCGTCCAATAACAAATACAGGTATTGCCATGATGTCCCTCCTTAATTCCAGTTAATCTTGAGGATTGTCTTCCACATCTCGAACGTGATCGGGATGTCGTCGAAGTTCTCGCCGTTAACGCCGCAGATGATGACGTCTCCGACGATTCGGTCCATGCCGAAATAAAAGTTGTGATCAAGGTCCCGAATCTTACCCTCTTCATTGCAGATGATGACTACCTTTAGGTTGTTGCTGATCGGCACGACCTCGATCGGGCCGTCGACCGTCTTCTGCAGGTTGGCAAGGCTGTCACTGATCCACGTCATGTGTCCGACGGCCTCGTCGGTTCTTTTAACGATTGCTTTTATCTTCTTCATGCGTACCTCCGGCAAAATTCTACATAATCAATGTGGAACCGCTCCCTCAGGCAGTCCTCGCAGCAGATCTCCCCTCCGAGGTCGTAGATCTCATCGTCGAGGATTTCCTGCCCGCATGTCTCACAGATAGGTGTTATCTCCTTATCAGGCATCTTTCGCTTCCTCCTCCCACATGGTCAGATCCATCAGGTACTCCATGTCATCGTTGCCCGGTTCTCTCTTCTTTGTGATGGATACGCTCACCACGTCCTCCGTGCCGAAGATGGACACGCTTCCCATGTCCGGAACCAGCTCGTGGATGACATGCACCACGGACCGTAACCAGTTCATGATGTCCTTCTTGTCTTGTTCTTTCATTGGTACCTCCGTTCTGCTATAATGCAGATGAGACTAATATTTACCGATTAGTTGCTTTTTTCGTTTGAGCCGTGAGTGTTGCCGCACTTTCGGCTCTCTTTTTGTTCTCCCTGCACACTATGTGCCGGATCGTGTCCGAGGTGGTGTCGTACTGCTTCGCGATGAAGGAATACGGCAGACCCCTCTCCCTCATGGCAAATATCTCCGCCTTTTCCGCATTCGTAAAAATGCGATGCCTGTGCACCTTGGGGACCATAGCCTCAACATGGACGGAAACGATGTCCGTATATGTCTTGTGCTCGTGGTAGGCCCGCGTCGGCTCAGGAGCAGGAGGTAATGCGCACTTAACTTTCGCCATAGTCACCTCCCAAAGTAGTGCGCCCCATACTGGAACGCTGGTGTGCCGCATCCGTATCCGCCAGCCGTAAAGTAAAGAATGGAATAGTCAATTTCGTCTTCCAGTTCCATGCTGACCGCCTTGAAGCTGTCCTCACTGACGGTGTAATACGCTCGAGCGAGTGCCCCATTACTTACTGGCCCGAACTGGCCCGGCTGGAAGATGACCTCTGCGATGGTGTCCGGGAATCGGTCATCCGCGACCCTGTTCAGGACCACATCCACGACCAGCCTTTTGCCGGTCAAATCTTGATTGCCGGCCTCCGCCTCAACCAAGCATGCGAGCAGCTGAAGGTCCGCCTGATGGGCCTCTTCCGCTATCTGCTCCGCCGTGTCTTCCATCTCTGCCATCTCAGGAGCCTGTTCCGGCAGCTCGAAGTGGTACGTGGTGTTCAACTCGTGCACCGCCGGTTCCGGCCTTGCTTCAGCTGCACATACTGACAATGGAAGGCCGATGGCGATGCCGATTAATGCGCTCACTATTTTGCTTCTCATTTCTTCCCCCTTTCTAAGTGCTTGAGCAATTCAAGCCGGTCACTGTCATCCATTTTCGTGACCCGTAGAATCGCCCCTAACTCATGCCCCGTGAACATCTCCGGCGCCTTGAGCTTGACGCAGAGTGTTGGCGGCGGCATTCCGATCCGTTTGGCAAGTGCGACCTGAGTGGATAACCCGGCCCGCATCGCACTCGCCATGATGATGTCTTTGGTTGTCATGGGCGCCTCCTTGTTGAAGCAGATTCACGCTTCAAGACAAAAAAATACGATCACGGAGCGCCTTAGGCATCCTCAGTGCGGCGGCAAGGCCAACGATTTCGCGTGAAGTAAAGTCGCCAATACCATTTAGCCTGTTGTATAACGTAGTGCGCTCCATGCCCGATTTTTCAGCGATTGCGACCATGGTCATGCCGCTGTCATTTATCGTCTCTTTAAGCAGGTTTATGTTCGCCATCTCTCCTCCTTTCTTTGTGTTAACCTCATGCAACAATGACATAATAACAGCCGCGTGAATCTCTGTCAACACGTTTTGCAAAAATGTTGTGTTAAAATAACAGCGATGTTAAAATGTTGACACAGGGAGGAGCGCGCCATGTTGACCTTATATAAGAACATCAAAAAATTGAGGCTTGCCAATGGTTGGACACAGACGGAACTCGCCAAGAAGGCAGGGTATTCCGATAGAAGTATGATTTCGAGAATTGAGAGCGGAGCGGTTGATATTTCGCAGAGTCAGATTATGAAGTTTGCGGAGATCTTCGGCGTAAATGCCGGCGATCTGATGGGAACAGATGGATGCATAGAGGACGAGCAAAAAAATGCCACCCCTGTGTACTATACTGATCCCGAAGCGGCAAAAATCGCACAGAAGATCTTCGACGACAGCGACCTGCGTGCCCTCTTCGATGCCAGTGAGGGAGTCAGAGCGGAAGACCTTCAAATGGCGGCAGACTTATTGAGAAGGCTCAAGGCAACTAATCCTGATGGGTAAATATCATTACGACATCTTTGTGTACTTGTATCCGCTTCCGGAAGGGAGCAGGGAGATTGTTTTGCCGTGTGCTGATGGTGCGTTCACGGTCTACATCAACGACAAACTGGATCAGGCGGGACGACTAGACGCATACAGGCATGCGGTGTGGCATATAGAAAATGAAGACTGGCAGAAGCTCTCCGTGCAATGGATCGAGCACACTGCCCACGGAAGGAGGTGACGAAATGAGTGTAACAGCAAAGAAATTACCATCCGGCACGTGGCGGTGCCAAGTGCATGATTATACAGATGCGGACGGCAAGAAGCATCGGATCAGCTTCTCCGGACCCACGAAGGCCATCGCAGAAGCAAAGGCAGCGGAATATATCGAAGGGAAGAACCGCAAAGGGCAAAGCATCAATCTCACAGTCAGCGAGGCTATCAGCAGGTACATCGAAGTGAAAGAGAGCGTACTTTCCCCGTCCACCATCATCAACTACATGCGGATGCGCGACAAATATTATGGATCCATCGGCAAGAAGAAGATTTATTCCTTGGGAAATGCCGACTTGCAGCTCTTCGTGTCGAACCTTGTCGGCAGTGGCGTGTCAGCGAAGACGGTCCGCAACATTTACGGCCTGCTGATCTCTGCGGTGACCATGTTCATGCCGGAAGCAGTGTTCCGCGTAGCACTTCCGAAACGCGGCAAAATCACGTATTCCGTACCTGATGATAACGATGTGCGGAGGCTTGTAAAAGAAGCCAAATACCCGCTAAATTTGGCGATTCTGTTGGGTGTATGCGGCATGAGACGCGGCGAGATATGTGCCGTTAAATACGGCGATGTAAACCATGCGACGCGGAGCATTTACGTGCATGCGGACATGGTTCTGACACCATCACGGAAGCATGAATATAAGCCATCCCCGAAGACTTCCCACTCCATCCGCATGGTCCCGGTATCGCAGGACATCATCGACCTGATCGGCGAGGGTAATCCGGAAGCGTTCATCTTCCCGTACACGCCCGACTACATCACGAAGAACTTCGGACACCTCCGTGATGCACTTGGCATGACTTGCCGCTTCCACGACCTTAGGCATTATTACGCTACCGTTATGGCGGACATGATGCCCCGTGCGTATATCGAGGAGTTCGGCGGATGGTCGCCAGGGTCGCGTGTTCTGGATTCCGTCTACACCAATACACTCGACTCCAAGCGAGTGACATATCAGCGCAAGACGGAAAAGCACCTGCGCAAAATATCACACGGAATATCACACGAGGCCGTGTAAAGCCTGTAAAATCAAGGCCCCCTCACGGGTTCGAGCCCCGTCGGTCCCATAATCGCAAGAACCCCGTATTTTCAACAATCGTTGATTTTACGGGGTTTTTTGTGTCTCCGAGATTTATCCTACATTAACAAAATTCAGCCAAAATGAACCATATTCAGCCCAAATAAACACCAATATCACACGAAATATCACACGGTTCTGTCCAGTTTATTGGACAGAATAAGGCAATAAAAAAGCCCCCGACCGGAGGAGCGGGGGTTCCGGCCGAGGACATAAAACCACGCAGGCACGTGCCAGCATTGTGATTTTTTCGTGATTAATAAAGACAAGGGGACGGTGTGAGTTGGTAATAGGTTCGCAAGTTACATCTTAGTTGGAGGGTATACATCATGAAAAGAAAAACAGCATGTCAGGTTGGTGCGCCGTCCCCTTACGAAGCTAGTTGACTTCCTCGACTAAACATAGTTGATTCAGAGAAGCGTTTAGTCAACTAAAGCCGTTTCACATACGGAATCTGATGCCGAAATCAATCAAACTTGCGTTTTTGTGGGTGTTTGGATGATTTCAGCGTGTAAATCACCGCCTGAGATAATCCAAATGCACCCACGCATCCGGCACATCGTTAAGTCTCCCCCACTTGCCCTGCTCTTCGCAGATGGCGACTACCATGCCGCCCGGAAGCCGCATGGACTGGCCCGAGAGCATCTTTTCCTCGCCGTCGGGAGCGGTGCGCACCTGCAGATACGTGCGGACGTTGACCACCGCAGGGTATGGCGTGATACGGATCCCCGTCGCCCTGCTGCCGTTGGAGAGCACCACGGCCGCATGGTGTGCGGAGTTGAGGAGGATGTCACCACGGAGCAGGTAGTCCGAGCGATCAAGCAGTAACTTATCGCGGAGGATGTAACACATCCCTGTCGCGGAACATGCCGCTGCAAGGTTGCCCGTGTAGACATCCGCAGGGACATGGATTCCAGCACAGTTGAGGCAGACGGCCACAAGGGAAGAACAGTCACACTCCACGGGCGTGATGATGCTCTTGATGCTCCAGTTGTGTGCATGGGCCTGTATGTACAGGGAGAGGCGGTCCGTCTGATCATAGCCGATGTAGCGGTTTGCGATGGCATCCTCCATGGTGCAGGCGATAAGCTCCGCCTTTGTGCGGTCCTTGGCACGGATGAGCGTGTCCCAGGGGCGTGCGTACCATGCGACGCGGTTCAGCTCGTGGCCTGTCTGATCGCCAGCCAACTGGTGGGAATAGCCTGACTCTCCCCTGCTTGCCTGCCCGATCAGGACGCTCACTGCTCGACCTCGGGAAGCCCCGCAAGTGCCATCAGAGCGGAGAGCACGGCGCCCATGCATCCGGCAGAAAGTGCCGCGATCCAGTTGACGTCGGAAAGTAAAACAGCCGATGTGCCAATATAGGCAAGCATCGACTGCGCAAAGGTGCGGAGGGCACGGATGCCCATTGCACGGAGAAATTCTTTATTTGTTGTCATCTTCCAAGACCTCCAGTCTGCGGTTGACTCGGTGGAGTTCATCGTCATGCCGCTTGGCTTCTGTTTCGAGATTGTACACACGCTCAATCACGGAGTTGTGCTTGCGCACCTGTTCCGTCAGCTCGTTCAGACGGTATTCAATGAGAGCCACCGTCTTTTCTTGCTGTGCGTGGTTAGTGACCAAACACACCACAAGGGTGACAGCCCCAGTGATGCATGATGCTATGATTGTTTCCAACTGGGATTTGTCTCCCTTCTTTAATTAATAAGAGCACCACCCTATGGTGATGCCCTATGCATTAGTTAAATAGCAGTTTCATTTAGTTCGTTAAATAACTGTCTTAATGACAATATCAACTATGAAGACAGTTTTACTGCAAGTGCTTTGCACTGTAAGGCTCTTGAAGTAACTCCATTTATAGTATAGTAGTTAAAAGTTGCCGTGCTACCTTCTATTCTGATTGGGACTCCTAACACCTTTGCAAGATAGGAATTATCCCATGCATCAACTAACGTGTATCCAGTCGGAACATTAAATGTAAATGTAACGACTTCACACCCACCTGCCGCTATAGTAGTCACCGCACTTAAAGATGAAAGCAACACCGGAAAACTGCTGTTTAACGTATTAACATCTGATGCCAAACTCTTCGGTATTACTGATGTAGCCATATGTACCTCGCTTACTCTTCTGTGGGTTCGGGTGTCGGTTCAGGCTCCACCTTCTTCTCCCACTGCTCACTCATCAGGATGGTTCCAGTGGTGTCAGAAATCATAGCAGAGACAAAATCCGTATCCGCATGCTGACCGTAACCATAAGCGCCGAGATACGCATGGTAGCCCTGCTTGGCCGCGTCATACGTATCCTTTACAACGACGCCCTTGTCATAGACGCCTTTTGTGCGCTTGATCTGATGCAAGAAAAACTTATTCTCGTCCATAACTTTGTTCCCCTTTCTTTATTCTGATTCCATAAGATACAGCGTGAGCGATGTGCTTCCGCTGATCGTACCGCCCTGACCTACCGTGACACGCCCCGCTGTGTTCGTGTCCACATTCCAGTTGCTTGTCTGTGCCGCAGGGTTACTCAGCACGGCATTGATGCACACCATCGTGTCCGTGATTTCATCATCTATCTTTGTCTGCGGGAGGCTCGAAAAGGCGTTGAATGTGACTATGTGACACTTGCCGCCACCGCCGCCCTCTGCTTCCGGGAAGGTCTGCGTGAAATCGGTGACCGCCGTCTCAGATACCCTGAACGAGCACATCTCCATCTCGTAGACGCCGTTGTTCGGGTTGACGTTCTCCTCCTGAATCAACGCAGGCAGCTGAGCCGCCGTCTCGATGATGAATTTAATCGGCTCGCCCGTATCAGCCAGGTCGAGGTGGACCGTCATGCGGCCGTTGAGCGTGCCGCCGGATGACAGCGGAATGGGAGTATCACTCTCGAACACAGTAAACTTCCGCCCACAGATAATGCCATGCCCGCCTGCCATGTGGAGCGTGTTGCCGCCACTCAGTGAGCACTCGCACCCGTAAATGATGCCCGATGTAACAGCCTTCTCATAGAGCATGGCGTCATCGAGCGGCGTGACGGTCTGCCCTGCATATGTGACTAACTGGATATTAGTTGCCATTTGACTCTCCTCTCAGAATCTTAGTGAGGTCTATTCTTACCGTGCCGAATATCAGCGTGGTCGTGTCGCTGACCACCTTGCCCGTTAGGCAGGTAGTGTATGCAACTCCGTTGGTAATCACGACGGCCTGCTGCCCGATGTCCATCTCGGATGGCCGCACGAGCTCGTCGTCATTCATCACCTGCAGCTCGATCAGATTGTTGTAGGCGCGGCCGGAAAAGCGGTCGGATGCCACGAGCTGGGCGGCTGCCTCGAAGGTCTGCTCGTCCAGTGCGACGGTTGAGCTGATCGCAAAGT